AACTCAAAGCTTGAGTAATTCTATTCACGAAGAGCGGTTTCCAGTGCCGACGTACAAGATGGGGAAGTTTAGAGTAGCTGATAAAATTGTAGTTCAAAGGTATTTTGACAGCAGAAGAGCCGTGGGGTTATCTCAGCTTTCCGAAGCGAGTTTTTCTCAAGCGTAAAATACAACATGTAGGTGTTTATATAACCAAATGTTATATAACTTGACTATTCAATGGCGCATTATACAGATTATTATACATTATTGCATACACGCAGAAAGCCTATCAACAATACGGGAAACGTACTAATGGATACTAGCAACATCGAACAAGTAGAAACAGGCGTTAAAAAACCGGCAGACGAGCGCGACCCTTTGGTCGATAAACCCGCACACTACACCGCGACTACCATAGAAGCTATCGACTACATTTCAGATACGCTCGATGAAGGTTTTGGTTATTATTTAGAAGGCTCACTCAAAAAGTATTTACACCGCTGGCGGTTTAAGTCGCGAACAGACGAGGGGAAGATTCGTGACTTAAAAAAGGCGGCATGGTATTTGAATAAGCTGATAAAAGATGTTGAGGATCACGGTGTACCAAAATGCCACATGTAAGCAGTGGCATTAATCAATAAAATTAACAAGCCGCATTGCGCGGCTTTTTTTATGCTGCTTTTTTGCTGACACGCTCCTCAAGTATCTTCAGTACTTTGTTAGCGTTGATGTGCGTGTAGCGTCTGAGCATGTTGATATCTCTGTGACCACTAAATGTGGCTACCACCATACTGTCGAAACCTAACTCAAAAAGCCGTGATATGGCCTCATGTCGCAGATCGTGATACCGCAAATCCTCAACGCTTGAACGCTCTCGGCCCTTTCGAAAGGCCGAAGTGATAGACCTTGAGTTGTGTGGGAAGATAAGATCAGGCGATTCAATGGATATAGGCTGCCGAGATATTATTTCACGCGCCTCTGGAACCAGTGGGACAACCTCATCGCGCTTTTTGCGGGGATGCTTTCTCTGACGTATTATTATGCTTTTCCCGTCTTTGCTTAAATCTTTCCAACGCAACGCGCCAATCTCCCCCACGCGCATCGCTGTTGCCAAAGAAAACGCTACCCACTCGGATACGGGCAATTCCGAACTAACATGGCTCAGAATCTCGTTAATCTCTTCGTCGGAACAGCGGCGATCACGCTCATCGCTAGATGCAATTACCTGGAGGTTAGCGCAATTTTTCATAGCCTTGCGGTATTCATCAAACTTAGGCTTTAAACCCCACATATTTTCAGCGGTGGATAAGACCACGCCAATATACTGCATATCCATTTTCACCGTGCTAGGGCAGCAATTTAATCTTCTGCGTAACGCAAAATCCATAAGAACGTCGGCGGTTAGTTCTTTAAGTTGGTAATGCCCCATCTCGACTCTCAGAGCGTCAATGACGTAACCCTTTGTCCTGCCAAAAGGTTTAATGGCCCCTATCTCCCTGACGTAGCGATCAATCATTGTTTTGAAAAGCGTTTTGTCTTCTTTGAAACAATCGGTATCCATCGCGTTTTCTGTCGCAACCATCCAAGCTTTGGCTAGTGCTTTCTTTTTAAAACTTTTACTTATTGACGGGCTACCTACTCGCCTGATCAAAACACGGTAGCTTGCCGCTCCTAATTTGCCATCTCGCTTCTGTATAATGCCCATTTGGTACACCTCTGATTTTTACTCAAAGGTCAATTATAGGTTTTACTGTAGGAAACACAATGGATACAAGCAATAATTGACTGCCAAATTTGGTACAGTTTGTGGTACAGTAAGAAAAATATCAATCATGCAGTAAAAGTATAAATCGTTAAAAATCAACAGCTTACATGATTATTTAAAATGTAGTAAAAGTAGGCATAAAAAGGCTAAGTTATTGAAAATTAAGAGAAAATTCTGTGTTGCGCCCATGCTCGATAGTAGCCACTACCTTATAAATCAATGACTTATAAGGCAATGGTACAATTTTGGTACAGTTAGAGCGGAGAGAAAAGACTGCCAAAAAATCTGTTTGACTTAATAGCGTGTTCGTCTCTTTCATCAACAAAATTGGTATCTAAAACGCCACCAAGTTTATTCCGCAAAGGCGTATTGCCTTGATACTGCATTGTAGCGGCTGCGCGAGGTAAGTTAGACAAGAAATCTAACGTGTCAACACTGGCATCTAATGCGCCCATCCCCATCTCAGCTAAACTTGGCAGTGTCTGTGAGCGTCTATACGCCGCAAGTTCTGGCGACACTTTGCCAAATGACGCAGACCCCATAGCGCGTAGCTTTTTCTCTTCGTCCATCAAACGGGCAAAGCGTTGATTATCTAAGGCTTTGAGGTTGCGGTTGATCTGGCCGTACTCGTTAACCATATCACCGAAGGACTGCTCCTCTATGACAGGTGCTTCATTGTATTCTGCTGCTTGTAAATTTTTTGGAGCAAACAACGCACCACCGCCCACAGCCAAACCGCCTTGAGCGAACAACGGCAGACCCTTCTTAACACGGTCACGCATCTCAGGGGTAATGTCGATCGAGTGTACGGTGTCTGTGTTAACTGTTTTGGGCTTGTACTTAGACACAAACGCATCGTATTTTTCGAGAACAACAGGGTTTTGATTACCGTAGTTTTCTACCTCATTTTTAACATCAAGCCACTCTATTCTTTCATCGGTATCATCTATCACTTGGTGGATATCTAAATTATCACCTTTTAACAACCCACTTTGACCAACCTTAACGCCATCCTGCTTCACCAGCTTGTTAAGAGTGTTTGGCAGTTTGCGGTCATAGAACTCTTTCATACCCTCACCACCAACACTGAGGTCTTGGCCTGAGAGAACCCTAAACTCCGGTTTTTCGGCGAGTTCCATTTCTCTTCTTAAAATGTTTAGTTCTTCAATTTGAGAACCAAAGGCACGACCCGCTTCATTTTCTGCCATTAAATACTTGAATCTTCTTTCATCAACACTGTTTAATCCGCTGCCTTTTGACAACGGTTGATCCACTAATGACTTAGCGGCATCTTTACCAATCAGGTTAGGTAATTCATCAAGCGTATCAATTGACTCCACGACCACTGGATAATCATTTTTGTCGAAGGCCGATACCGTAAAGCCGTCTTGCTCATTACCTCCTAAGCGAACCTCATTAATCTGCTTACTAAGGTCATACCGTTCAGCCTGTTGGCGGCCAGTGGTAATCGCCAACTTATCATAGTCACCCTCTGCCGCTTCGATAAGGCCACGCTTCATCGCCAGGTTGTACCAAGATGATTTGTCATCGGTCTTGAACGGCGCGTCAGGGACAGCGTGAATTAACTCACGGTTATATTTAGTCGCAACGTCACCATTCATTAGTTCATCAACGGCGGCCTTTTGTATTTCCTTGAGTCGCAACCCCTCACCCGAAGATGTAAGCTGTTCGTATCTCTCCATATCAATTCTTGGAGCTTGCAAGTCCATATTCTTTTCAAGAAACGCTCGAAAATCATTCTGTGCTTGATCGGCCTTTGCTTTAATTAAAGCCAATTCTGGCGGCGGTGGTGCATTTCTGTACCCATCATTCGCGCCTTTCTGATGCCAATCGGACTGCGCTTCTTCAATCAACAGGGTCTTGTTGCCGTCAGTATCTACACGGTCTTTCATGCGTAGGTGTGCAAGGATGTTAGGCTCGTCAAAGTGACCAGCGTTTACAAATTCTTGTCCACGCTTCTCTTGATTAATCTCATGCTGGAGATCGACAATCTGCTCTCTCAAATCCATTTTTCTTTGGTCACGGGTGTTACTTAATTCCGCCACATCAAAATTAATAGTTTCCATTTGTCTTCTTAATTGTTTTGATTTTTCTAGCTTATCTCCTGTTAGATCAGCACCGCCTTCCGACCACGATAGATCAACAAGTTCGCTTTCAACGGCTTGATACTCTGATAGAAGTTTATCTCTAGGGGCATCTAAATCAGACAAATAGTCTTCTTTTTGCTGCATCTCTAAAAGTTCATCCAGTTTACCTTGGTCTGGATGCGCCGTTCTAGGCAAAGACATCAGCAACTCACGGTAATTGTCACCACCTTCTAGGGTGTAATCTCCGAATTTAGAGTTGTCACTATTCACATTTAAATCTAGTGCTTTATCGGCGGCATTCTCTTGCGTAGCGTGTGAGGAAATATGGTTGCCGTTTGTTGAGTTATAAACAATAAAACCCTCGTCAGGATCAGGTCTAACGGCATATTCCTGCGATATACCCAACTGTGTTTCTTTAATCTGTACCTGGTTATCGTTGATGAACTGCTGAACCTCTTCTTTGGTAATGTCTTTCCGATCACCAAAATGTTCGTCAAAGCCCATAGCCTTTAACTCGTCAGGCTTGACCTGCCCTTTGCCTGTAAGATCGTTCTTGAAACCTTGAGCGTTACCAGTTTTGCGTGTTAGGTTTTGTGCCGCTTTAACAGCTTGGCTGAAGAAACCAGCCTCTGCATCTTGGGGAGCCAAGGCTGCAGCGGTAAACACGGTGCCTAGTCCAATAGATGTAGCGCCCGCTAATATGTTTTTGCTTTCCCCATCTTTGAATGCCGCACTGGTAGACCTGACATCTGAAGGGTCTAATACAATGTATGAAAAGGCATCATTAACCTGAGAATCCATGGCTTCCTGTCGTGCAGTATTAATCCGTGTCTCTATATCTGCGCGTTTTACAGGGTCGGATACGGTGGCTAATTCTTCTGAAAGGCTATCAATACGATTAACTATTTCTTGCCTTGGTGCGGCCTTGCTCAAAAAAGTGTTTTCGTATTGGTTTGAATATTTAATCGTAGAAAAACCTTCATCACGGATGAGCGTGTTTAACTCATCTAACAGGCCACGGTTCTGAGGCGAAGCAGTCCACTTATTGTTATCCATGGCGAGTTCAAACGCTTCATCGGTTTCCATGAAGTCTTCGATTAACTCACTAATCGCAAAGGCTCTGTCTTGAAGCTGTTCCGGTACATTACCGCCCTTGTTCTCAGCCAGAGCGCGAGCCACGAAAATGGAGTTATCCCAATTTCCAATGTCTGGCAACTCTAAAACTTCGCCAGAGGTGCGTAGCTTTAACGGCATTATGTTTGAGCCTTCGCGGTGCAGGGGTATGCCTTTGTTTTCAAAAGTAGCGTCCGACTCAAATGGAAGACCTAACTTTGATTTTTGTAGTGTTTTGCTGCGGTTGTTGGCTTGCTCTTTGGTGCCGACATGGAACCCGATGTCAACTTTACTTGTATCAACCTCGTCAAAATCTTGATTGGTGCTGTGAAACACATCTTTGTCGTACCCTAAATCCCGCGCCCGCTCCATGCGTCGGGCTGCGCTTTCAGCAAGTTTCTGGCCTGCCGCTTTTAAAAGTGACATCTATTACTCCGCTAATAATGCGTTGGTTTTGTCTTCCTCGTCCTGCAGTAAGACGGGAGCATTGGCTTCCGCAATAGCAGCTTCCATTGTCGCAACATCCTGTGGGGAATCGTTCAACTCGTCGGCTTTACCGTCATAAGGGTTCACCGAAGTGGTATCGACAGGGATATTGTACCCACTCAAAGGCGCAGCGTTTGTGACTGCGGCAGGGCCACCGCTCTGTAGTTGAGACACTGCGGGGTTCAAAATCCCACCCTGCTGCATAACGCTTTGCAGTTGATTAGTTGCGTCAACATATCCGTCAGCGTTGGAGGACATCCCTGACTGACCAAAGTTAGACGCACCGTGTTTACCGGAACCGTAATCACCACCTGCAAAGGCCTGGTGCAAAGGCGACTTGTTAAATTTATCTTCAAGCGAGTCGAATCCTTCCTCTATTTTTCCAAGAGGTGAGGAGTCATAAACACCGCTGGCTGCATCGGTGATTGATGATATTTGAGTCGCCATTGATGCTGACGCTTCTTGGATCAAAGACAGTAAACTCATTCTTCTAACGCCCCTCTGCTGCTGCTTGTGTTTTCATCACTTAAATCCAGCATCGCTTGGAAGAAAGGCGCGACACCCTGGGTGGTAGCTATTCTCATACCGCTTGCTTTCCACTCAGCCATAGCCGTCTCGCTTGCCTCTTTTGGCGCTTTACGCATCCAATCTTTCAGCCACTGAGATGATATGCCTCTGGAAACCGCAAATGGGATCGCCACAGAGCCGACAACTGTTGCTATTGCAGTTAGCGGGTCAGTCGTAAAACCTGCCACCATAGATGCCTGCGCTCCCAGCATGTTGCCGGTGTTAGATCGGTTAACTAAACCCTCAACGCCTTGGACTGCTTCTCCGAACACCCGCATGTCTTCCATGATTTCTTTTGATGTCCCGTTAAACAGGATGTCTCTAGAGCCTTCTGGGATAACACTTTTGTCTGTTTGCGATATTATCCGACCCGGCGATAACCTGTCGTTTGTTGCGTTCTGCCCGCCCCTGGTAGCTGCACCTACATCCTCTAATATCGCTGACCCAACCTGGTTAAAGTCACCTTCCTCTAAAACACCCGATGCCTGAATGTTTCTTAGCTTTTCGGGATCGTTAACCTGTTTCCTGATTTGGTTAAAAGCCGTGTTAGCTGTTGCCCATTTTCCACCAACCATAAAGTTTGGCTCGACCACATCTTCAATGACTAGCGATCCAGCGCGGTAGAAGTCATTTGCATTTCTAGCAGCCGCCAGTGCGTCATCGCCAAAATCAGCAGCACCGGCGAATATATCTTCAGTTAATGCTTTATACAGTTGTTTCATTTGGCTTTGCGATAGATCACCGATAGTGTCTCGATCTTGTATTTTGCCGCCGATTAAAGTTCTCAGATCAGCCAAAGTTTTATATCCTAAATCCTCCATACCATCTTCTGCCGCATCTGCGAGTGCGCCAACGGTAGGGTCACGAAGAATTTTTTGGAAAGCAGGGTCGTTTGCAAAGCGGTCACGGTAAGTCGATAAGAAATCCCTCGTACTGAGCGCCGGTACTCTGGCCCCTTGAGGTATTAATGTGTCTACTAACTTATACATGTCCTCAGAAGTAGTTTGGAAATTGTCGAAATACTTCTGGGCTTGATTGATCAACCGCTGACCAGCCGCTTCTGGGTTTGACTTGCCGCCCAAGCTAACGTGGAAATCGTCAATCATTCGACCAACGCCTTCCATCATCTCGTTGGCTGACTTCTCCCAGGCATCCACGCCACCTAAAACCTTTTGACTTGCCGCATCTAAGCCCTGCATAAAACGGCTGCCAAGAACTCCTGCCGTTGCGTTTATGTTGTACTTGTTTGCAACATCTATCACCGCTTGGTTAGCGTTGGTCATCATGTTTCTAAATCGCGGAACAACAAAATCTTTTGCGGGGCCAAGAGCCTTTTCAAAAGGAATTAAACCTGTCGCAAACTCAATTGCACCATCGACTGTTCTGCTTCCAACATCTCTGGAATCGACACCGCCAAAATATTCATTCACAGCAGCGTCATAAAGTGCGCCAGTGCCTGCTGCCGCCGCTGAAGCAGGAATCACTGCCCCCACTGTTGTGGGAGATGCTATAACCCCTGCGGCTGTACCAGCAAGCGTTGCGGTGATGTCGCGGCCATACTCCGCAAAATCTCCCAGTTCTGGCATCATACCTGGTGGGTTGTAAAGCGTTGGCTGCCCAGTTTCGCGGCTGTTAAAAATGAAATTTCCACCCTCTGGCCCGTAAGGTTGTGCTTCTGGGTAGTGGTTCCGCATGGCCGCAAGTTTATCTTGTGGTGTTCTCGCGTTACCAACAACAGCGCGAGTACCTATGCCTGCGCCAGTGCTACTGTCTATCGACCTTGGCTGGGCTTCTGCTGGATTAGGCAGCAACTTAGTAAGCCTTGTCACGGCTGCGGTGTCTTTTTCTGCAGCCGCACGGTCTATGGCGGCTAAAAGTTTAGTGGTATTTAGTTCCATATAGCCTTATCACTCCGTGTAGTATTTTTCTAAATCAGATTGAATCAAACTGCTGTCGTTTGTGGCGCTTGGTTGCAGTCCTGGAACTGTTATGGTGTTTGTGTTTCCCTGCGGAGTGCGCGGTGTAAATTTTCTGCGCGATCCAAGGTACTGGGTGATCACATTTTGGTCGCCGTAGCCTGAGTTGGTAAACTTAAACTCAGCGTCATCGCGGGTGTTGTTGTACGACTTTTCATAAACAGCGCCTAAAGAATCAGCAAGGGCCAACATATCTATCACCTGCTGGTCATCCAAGACATCGCCTTCTGCTACGTTGTTAATTTTCACCATTAGATCGTCGTAAATACCTCTGGCTTCAGCGGTCAATTTAACTTCAGACTCACGAACAACGGAGCCTGGGTCGAGAACCTTGTTGAACTGCGTAACCGCTGCAACCTCTGCGAGTGGAGTACCCTCGTTTAGCGCCGCTCGTAACTTATCTAGTGCAGAGAATGCTTCATTAGCGGGGGCTACCGCCTGATCAAATCGTGTTCCGTACTTGTTGAATGTTTCATTTATCATCTTCGGAACAATTATTTGACTGCCGTCCACCCCAAACAAAGGAATGGCTTTGTCAGTCGCCAGCATCATGTTCTTATTTAACTGATTGAATGCCTCTGATGTGCCTGCGTTGTATAACGCTAAATTCTCTGGCCCACTATTCATTGCGAAGCTTCTAAGTTCTTTTTGAGGGGTACTCATACCAGCAAAACGAGACTGAATTTTTTGGTTTGCGATTGTTGCGTTGTTTGTTCTCAGCGTTTCACGGTACTTGTCTCGTAGCTGACCAGCCTGCATAACTTTCCCATACAGTTCCTCAGTGTACCTAACCGATTCATCAAATCGCTTTTGGTAACCAGAACGGAGAACGGCTGACGGATCGTACTTTGTCGTGTCTTCGCCAGACAACCAAAACAGCGGTGAAAGGAAAAACCTGCCTGTATCCGCAAGCGTGTCTCCGATTTTAAAGAACGGGTTGTTCTGCTTTTCTTCGTGCAGTTGTTCACGGGCAAGTTGCTTCTGATGCTCCCGTTCTGCCATGCGTAAAGCTTGAGCGCGTTGTGGAGTCACATATGTGTTGGGTTTAACACCAGGCACAAAACCAGCATGCTCGTACAACGCAGCATCTTGGGGGGAAGTAGCTGTTCTAACAGGGAGATTACGAATCTCTTCTGCCATATTCAGCTTTACTTTGTAGTTTGCGTCCTCATTGGTCTGCGCCTCTGAGGGATCACGCAACATATCAAACATACGCGCCATTAATATTACTCCTTAACCGAAACCAAAGCCGCCAGACTTGGATTTGCCAGTTGACTGTGAGGTTGCAGTGCTAAGATTATTAGGCGCACCCACAACGTTGTTGTAGAAATTCAGAGAGTTGTACGGAGCCATACCTTGCTGGTACTGCTGCTGCAATAGCTGCTGGTCGTATGCTCGCTGCTGATCTCCAGCGCCCTGGGCCATGCCGATACCTGTATTCATCATGTTCTGACCAGTCTGCATGTTGCTAACACCCTGCTGGCCGATGTTCTGAGCCATGTTTGCGCCAAATTGTTGGTTTTGAAGGTTAGTGTTATAGGCATTTGACCCAACACCTGTACCGAACTGTCGCGCAGTGTTGTATGCGTTTTGATTCCCAATGCCAGCTTGCTGTGACCGATTAAGATTACCCTCCAACTGACTTGCGCCAATTTGGTAGCCTTGACCCATCATCTGATTCTGCGCGTTCATATTCGCGCTATTGGCCTGCTGACGAAAACCAGCGTTCTGAGATGCCGCACCGGAGGCGATGTTAAGCCCCGTGTTCATCATTGCGTTGCCAGCATTCTGATTTGCAAGATTTGTCTGCTGCTGAAACCCAGCGTTCTGACTCGACTGATTGCCTGCAATGCCCAGACCTTGACTTGTCATGCTGTTTTGAGCGCCTGCATTGAACTGGTTGCCGCCCTGCAAAAGTTGGGCGTTCTGGTTGGCGCGTCCAGCCTCAATGTTTAGGCCAGCGTTGTAAGCCTGCCCACGCATGTTGGCCGATATGTCGCCAACCCGATCAGCCGCACCGCGCATAGCTATACCCGCCGCAACACCAGCACGGCTTGACCCGCTGTTGCCTGTTCCAGCGGCCTGAGATGCAATACCTGTGAGTTGGTTCTCGTTAAGGTTGCGAACAATATCTCTACTAGCGGCATCTATCTGACCGTTTAACACGCTATTATTCATGTAGCTGTTAAGATTGTTAGTGTTGATGCCCTGGTTCTGTGCGATACCTGCACCAGTCGCCAAGCCGCCAGCCTGAGTAGCGGTGTTAGCGTTAAACCCGTTAGCCGATGCGGCTGTTGAGTTCTGCGCCAGACCACCAATGGCCCTAGCGTTGCCCATGTCTATCCCGTTGTTCCTAGCGCCTTGCATCTGACTTGCATTGCCAGCCATTTTTGAGGCCATGCTATGATTTACACCGCCGCCTTGAGCGGCATTTAAGTTTATTACACCGCCAGAGTAAGCGTTACCTGCGCCTATAGCAGTGTTAATACCTGCGTTAGCGTTACCACCCATAGCGCCGCTTGCGTAATTCATTGCAGCACCTGTGCCTGCCGTCTGAGCGGCCCCAAGCCCCATGACGTTAGCACCCGCACCCGCCTGCATCTGCCCAGCCTGATTAGCTAAACCTATAGCGTTTAACTGCGTCTGGTTTAAACCAGCAACGCCCTCTACCGGCATACCGCCTTGGTTGTTTAGCGACTGAGCCTGATTGCGAATGTCATCAAGATACGGCTGCTGACTCTGATCAACGTAAGTGTTCGCATTGCTACTGGATTGGTTTTTACTTTTACTACTGCTGAATGAAAATCCCATTGGTTATTCCTATGCTATTTTTACCCAACCGCCGGTGTCGTAGTAATACAGACCACGACCGCCGCTGGGATTCCAATTTGTACCGTCAGCAAAAACAATCTGCCCAACTTGCGGCTTTGAAGGTTCTGCATTTATTACTGGTATTGTTGTTTGCGAATCAGTTGAGATTGCTAACCCAACCCGTATTAGTTCGTTACTTATCCAACCGCGAAGGTCATTTACCGTGCTTGCTGATGTGGGGCTTAGTTGATAACTCATCGGCCAGACACCTCTGAAACGTCAATGTCTAAACCAGTCAAACGCCAGTAGTCTGCGGAATTTGCACTTTCAATTTTCAGTGCAAAATAACGGCCAGAGGCTCTTACATCTATTTTGTGATCTGACTCGATATCATACGTTATCGGTGTTTTCCAAGAGACACCAGCTTGCGGGGCATCGCTAGTACCAATTGATATATTGCATGTTCCCTGGCCTTCGATCTGCGGCAATATACTCACTATTTGTTTTATCGCATTATTAGATTTACCAAGAACTACATCTAAATCAATTTTAGTTGCTTCAAGATAAGAATTTAATACAGCGCCCTCCGATGCGTGGCTATCGTTCAACCGATACACTTTATTTTCAACAGGGCCAACCGCGAAAACCCCCACACCTTTAGATTGCGTGTTTAAGCTTGAAGTAGACCAATATTTACTTGTGTTTGCATATGTTTCGGTTGCAGATATGTTTTGCCAAGCGCCGTCAGTGTTAATAACATCTGAATCGGTCAAAGCGCGGGTGTTAGGTAAGTCTACGAATGTAAATGCATTTTGAGTCCAGTTGTATACTAATGCGCGGTTAGCTGTAAGCTGATCCACTGCGTCATTGTCTGCATAACAAATCCAAACTTCTGATCGCTCATCAATCGTGTGGCAAAAAACAGAACGTGTATCTCCAAGTTCATTAAAAAATGTTCTTCCAACTCGCTTATCAACGATACTTTCTTTTTGGTTACCATCGTGGACGTATATATCGTTATTTCCCACAACTAGATGTTTGTTAAAAAACGAGGCGACTGCGCCACGGTTAATTATTCCATCATCGCTAAATACTTCTCTGAAACTAAAAACAAATGGTGCGCCGATAAAATCCATCGCAAAAACGCCATTTTCGGCATAAATTAGCTGAGAATTATTTAGTGTCATCTGGTCGATCAACTCACCGTTGTTGCCTGACAACGTATTACTGCCTGCTAAATTAGTAGTAGACGCGATATCATAGCTGGTTGGCACACTGCTTGGGTCGTACTCATCCGACCAGCGAACGGTGTACGGGTGCTGAGTTCCCGATGTTTCATAACCGGCCATAATCAAAAAAGACTTGTAAGGCTTTATACACTTGCTTGTTACCGCGCTAGGCCAGTTTGGTAAATCAGCAAATCTACTTCCAGTCGGATACATAAACTGCGGCGTGTCTGCCCCATTATTAAACATCATTGCTAAACCCAACTGCTCGCTTTGCCACCGGGGCGAATTGGAATAGTTAGTTGAGTTTGATGTTTTCGTAACATTAGTCACGGCTGAACCGTTGAATCGGTATATATTGTTAAGTGTGCCAATTACAAGAGTGTTGTTACCGCTGTATCTCCACCCTTGAATGTGCGTTGGTGCGACCGGCAACGCAGTGGTTAATGTGTGTCCTAACGCTTTCCCAATCCGACCATCGTGAAACTGCACATTATTTCCAGCGGGGAATTGTGTGAGTTCCAAATCGTATGGGTCTTGATCAGTGACAATACCGCCTGATCCTATTTTTCGAAGCGGGATATACGCCATTTACGATACTCTTTTCCACATGTACACGACAATATAGGGCTGAACAATGTTGTGCGCTTGACCCCCACCTGTGGCGCTAGATGTAATACTTCCTGACGCACTTTTAGGGCTACTACCCGTTGTATTTAGCGACCCAGTTACACTTGCCATTGCTGTTACAGTGTGCGTGTGTGATGGAATTTCATTTACACTCAATGTGTGAGTTTTAGAGCCACCAGTCTCCTGCGCGGTATTAAAATCAGCGTCACCGCTATCTAATCCCACTAAAACTCGGCCAGCGCCAAAGCTGATCCAAGAACCGCCTATCGATACCGCCGGAGACGTTGCGACTGTAGATGTAAATATCGCGCCAACAGGGTACGCAGCTAATGCACCTGCGGCAGAAGCGGAAGCAGAAGCTGCGGCAAAATCGCTAATATTTGCAGTGCTTAAATTGCTTGAAGTTGAGATCGTTACATTACCCGACCCATCAAATTGTGTGTTTCCAGTTATCGCGCCGCTTAATGAAATTGACCTAGAGGTTGCAAGTTTTGATGCCGATGCGGCGTTGCTGGTTGATGAAAGCTTGGCGTTAAGGGCGCTTTGCAAGCCAGTAACATTGGATATGGTGTGGTCATGTGAGTTATCGGCAATGGTTGCAGACAGCGACACGTTTGTAGACCCATCGATTGACACAGACCCGGTAACGTCACCCGCCAATGAAATAGTTCTTGGTGTTGACCATTTTGCTGCGGCGGCAACGGCTGCGCCGGACACCGTGTTTTCAATTCTTGTTAGTTCTGTTTGTAGGCCAGTAATATTAGCTATGGTGTGGGAGTGTGAGTTGTTTGCCACAGTTGTTGTGATTGTAGCGTTGCTGTCGCCTTGAAAAGAGGCAGTACCAGTCACATCACCTGTCAAAATTATATCTCTTGCAGTGGATAGTCTAGTAGCTTGCGTAGCCGATGTAGCGGAAGTCGCATTAGAAGCAGTGCCTGTTAAATTACCCGTTACATTACCAACTACATTGCCTGTTAAATTAGCTGTAACCGTGCTAGCTGTAAAGTTACCGGACGCATCACGCCTAACTATTGCGCTTGCAGTGTTTGCACTATCGGCCTCATTTGACAAAGAAACGGCGGTATTTATCGCTGTATGCGTTGCAGTGATTGCTCCTGCTACACCAGGTAGTGTGGCTTTTATAGCAGATTTCAAAAGTCTAATATGATTATCGCCATCGCCTACATTATCGCTCGATGTGGGGTTAGTGACTACCAAACCGTCGATATATGTCGTTGTCTCAAGAGCCATGTTACTTCTTCCTCAAATTCATCAGCTTGTCGGCTCCACGGATGCCGAAAGACGCTGACACTGCAATAAATAATAGGTACTGATACCACTCCGGTAACGCATTAAGTGCGTCCATACCTTCTTTAACACGCGCAATAATCGTTGAGTCATCCACTGCTATCGAGTAACCGATAAAAAATATGGGAGCCGATAAAATAATTGTAAAAAACTCATCTTTCCAGCTAGACGCTGACGCATCAGCCATCTTTGATTCCCAATCTGCATTGTTTTGGATGGTAGCCATTGTCGCTTCGTGCTTGGCCGCTTTGACTGCGGCTTTATTCGCCAAGTAGGTTTTTCCGACCTCTGCGACTGATCCAAGAATTCCGGTTAAAATATTCACTCAATATGTCCATATCACGGCGGTGTCCATGCGACTATCCACATGCACAAAAGTTTTAGCGATTCCAACAGACAGGCCCATTGCCGTAGCGTGTCTAACAATGTCATGCTTCTGCTTACCGCTTGATACGGCGATATCTGCGGCGACACCTTTTGTGTGATATCCACCGCCGTTGGGCTTGTTAATCTCGGCAGAATGGCTTGCGTCCCTATATCCTGATGTCACAATAAACGGCCATCCACAGGCTTCTCGCAGATCATCTAGTTTTTTTATGAATTCATCTTCCATAAAATTCTCACCAGTTTCTTGGCAAGAAAAATCGTCATAACTAAAAAAATTATAATCACTCATAAATATTTACCAAGAACCGTGTCTAAACTTTCAATTTCTGCTCGTTCTGTCATTTCATTTTCTCTAATTCTGTGGTTGTACATAACGTCAGAAATTGACACGAAATACACTAGCCGTTTAGGTAAAGAAACCAGCGCGAAAAAATCAACTTCAGACTTATGATATTCACCTTTAGCCTTACGAGTGTTAAATTTCCAATACCTATTTCCACGCACAATGTTTATATGCGTAGATGCTTTTACCTGGCATTTTAAGAAACTACCGCCATAGCTTTCAGCAATAAGGTCGTATGGAGCCGCAAGCCCAGGGAATGCTATAGTCCGAAAATGACTTTGTAGAACAGCGGCAGCCAGGTACTCGCCCGCTTGGCCTGTTTGCAGATGCTGTGGATTGTCAATAATCACACCCGTTTAGTGTTTATATTACCATCAGTTGATTATTTGAGCTAAAATCCTCTGACATAAAATATGATTATGAAAGCCGGTCAATTATAAATAATCCAATGATTAGCGGGTACATTCCCCACAGCATCATTTCAGATTTCTTAAATCTTTCTGAACCATCGTCTAGCCGTTTTTCTATATTCGCCATACGCACAGCACACTCACGTTCGTGAGCCTCCAGCCTCAAAAGTGCCTCTCTAACCGTTGCCATTCATGGCTCCCGACATTGCTGTAACAGGGTCTATCATTCTATTCCTCTGTTAAGCCGTGACTTCTGCAAGGGCTTTATAGGCTAATTGAGTTTCTTCCTCAGCCCAGTTTTGTAGTTCCTCGCTCCACACCAAAGAATCGTTTGGTTGATCAATAGGCGGTTCCCAATGAAGCGTAGTTTCATTTATTGTCCAGCTATCGTAAGGTTGAACATTAATAAAAGCGTCTGCGCTTTCTACATAAACTTGACCAACAATTGTGGTGTCTGATGCTTCTATCCACCGGCCCTCCGGCAACCATTGCATTCCTAAACTAAGGTCTTGGTTTCCATTTTCATCTAAAACTACCTCGTCTTCAAAACTCCACACGTTTATTACTTTA